GCGGGGGGTGGAGGTTTGGTCCTTCAAAAGCCAAAGTGGCTCATAACTTACCAAGTTAGAGCCATCACCAGATGCCGTATATCCTTTGGTATGCGGAGATCAGTGCCGACCAGGAGCCATGACGGCTCCAAACGAGTTCAGGAGATGTGGTATCTATGGAGATACCTGCCCGCGATCCTTTAATGCGGGCAGGCGGTGCTGTCATCGACGGCACCGCGACATACTCCTCTCGGTAACGCACCGGCACGTAAGCCGGATTGCGAACAGAAACGATTCTGTCGTCTATTAAGCCAACCGAAACAAACTTCTGAAAAAAGCAAGCTGTTTCGTAACCAACGAAGTAGGTGGATGGTTTCTTAGGCTCCTTGCCATGAAGGCGAGGAAACTGAGTCTCCTGCGTTATGCTTTCGCATCTCGCACTCAACTCCACCACAACGTGATCAGTCGGGTCAGGCGCGACGCGGGGGAATACCTCGCGAATACGCTTCACCGGCCTGAAGGCTCGATAGATATAATCAGACTCGTAGCTGAAACACCCTAGGCCTTTGAGCACTCCACGAGGATACGAATTTCCGGGTTGTTTTAACCCGGCATCGTCTTGTTCATAGAATGGAACTCTGTTCTTCCTCCAAGGAGGAATGCCGTTTTTAAGGGCAGACAAAGTTCGTTTCATCGGGATCGAGTGTTCCAAGCTCCATAACAAGATCTGATTAAAGGAGATTACTCTATCCGCGTCTGTGTTGAACGACTTGAAATACGTTCCGCGGACGAAATTACCACGGTACCAATCGGCACCGCAGCTCTCCCTAAACAGCCCATCTCGGCTATAGTGAGACTTTTCAACATTAACGACAAAACCAACCTCTTCAAGGAAGGAGATTAGCACTGGCGCTAAGTCGGAAGCCAAGATGATGTCATCACCAAACACTCCAATTTCTCGGATTGGCAAAGCGGTTACTGGATCGCATATTTTCGTCTCAGGGTTTCGCCCGGAGATACGATAAACAGCGGTTACAGCAGCTAAATACCAAACCGTTTGGAGAGGAAAGGTGAAGCCGTTCCCCATCGTACTAAAAATGTGTAGGTCGACCTCTTCGGTCTCCGACACGGCGATGGTAGAATCACGATAGCGGCACATGGCCTCCCAGAGTTCTGGGAGGAAATAGAACCCGTGTGCCAGCAATTGTCCATAATAGGAATCGCTGCTCGCGTGCATGTCAATGGTTGCGGGTTTGTCTGCTCTTTTGGAGACAGAGCCCAACCATGCCAAGCGCGCGTTGCGGTCCGGTTGTGTCTTGATAGAGAAACCGAGTTGTTTCAAGGTTATCTCCATCAAAATCCCCAAGGCTCGAGAGCCCCAGGAAGACACAACCGTAGGTATTCCTATGGAACGGCGAGAATCAGCTGTCTTTTCGACAGAGTCAAGGTTGGAACAACGAATAGCAGCCACTCTAGGTTTGGAGATGGATTTTCCAAACTCAGAGTATACCCAGGCTGCAAATTCAGCAGCAGCACTATCGCTAGGTGCTGTTAACTCGTCAGGCCAGAGGTCAGCCATCTTTGCCCACACATCTTCATGGTGAGCGCCGACAGCGGAACCTGGGCCGAAAGCACCGTAACTCAACCATGAGTTACTGCTCCCGATTAGCTCATCAACCCACCGGAGCCAATCACTCAGTATACACTGGATTTCTCCAAGCAATACTTGAGTGACGGGTGAAAAGTGGGTCCAAGATAGAGCGCTCCAGTTAGCATCAAGCTTCCTGCAGCGCTCATTCTGAGCTAAAAAAGCATCGTTAGCAAGCTGACGAAGAGTCTTCTCACTTGGCTGACCAACTGGGCCTCGCCCTCGAAATTTCTTAAAGAGGGTCCGGTCCAAGTTATCAACAAGAAAATGACGAAGATCAAGATCAGCTGCACTACCGCCATCTTGCAATGACGACAAGGACGCCTTATATTCGGCGAGATCTTCTTTCGCTGCATTAAGGACCTCATTGTACAGTGAGGTGGCACTAACGCGAGTCGGTGCCTGAGACGTCTCTCGACGTTTCGGTCGATCGGGACCTTTCGGTCCTAAAGAATGCTTCTTCATCCTGATAACTCCGTAGGGTTAGTAAACGGACGACTTCCCGAAATGGGAATCGGAATGTGTTACTTATTCCGACCGGTCGCAAAAACACAACCTATGCCAATGGTAGATCCGTTCCCAATTGTCGAATGCCAATACATCGGCAACGTGCAATTGAGTTCGTCAAACTCCATAGCGCCCGCAGGAACACTAATGCGTGTGTCTACGGTAACAGGTTGGTAGAGACCTTCAGCTACGAGAGCTGAACCCACGTGACGAAACCGAACAACGTTAAATCGCTGTTCAACCAGGTTTCCACGCGCGTTCAGACCAGCTCGCTGTTTAAAGACGGCCGGCCGTGAAAATTCGTAGTAGACTGGATGATCAGGAGAATGGACACGGAGACCCGCCGGGGCAGAAGCAAGTGAGGTCAACAAAAACCGACGCGTATTAGCGTTGGGTTGACCGTCCTCAGTTACTGTCAAGACGGAATTCGCCATGCCCAAAGCGTTGGACTGTAAAGTCAACGGGGAAGCAACAGCATGTACAGGATAGTTTTCCATGGTAGATTAATCCGTGGGTAAAAGTTAAAAGTAAGCCAGTACGGGGAGCGAGGTTATTAACCCCTCGGTTCCAAATCCCAGGGCCCGGTATAGGACCGCCGGTTCATTGGACCAAGTTTGCTACGTACTGAACGGTTTACTGCCCCAGCAATGGACTGCACAGCAGCAGACGCCGCATTTGTTACTTGACGGAAACTAGGTTGTTTCCAGGTTATTTCAGGTAACATTGTCGGCACCCAACCGCTGCGATTCCACGCGAAGGACTTTTCCTCAAGACGTGCCGGCGTACCGGCAATGGACACAACGTAGTCAGGCAGCTGGTCGTAGTTACTTCCAGTCGCCGTACATTTGCGAACAGCACTGCTCTCGCGAACAATGACTATCCACGTTTTGTCTAGGTACCATTGAGGATGGTACATAGCGTTTAATACATCCCCAATATTGGAGAACGAGTCGACTAGCCAAGAGAATGGAACGCCTTCCCAGGCGCCCGGAACAATATCCCATGGGGTGATACCCGCAATTGCGAGTGGATCCACATTGGCATAAGGGACGGTAACCCTACCTCCGAGTTTTACTTTATACCGACGTGTAAAAGTGTCGGTAGACTCGAAGATGAGGGCTGTCGTAATACCCTGAAAGCCACCGGATGGACCCGGGGATTCGCTTGATCGCGTCTCGGTAGCAGAGCCATAGGCCTTGTACCGATCCGAATCAAAGCGGTTCTGGATCTCGGCTAGTGCCTCGGCGATACTTTTTGCATCTTGCAAAATCGGATTGATGCCAAAGACGACACCCAGATGGATGTCGGCTAGGGCTTTCATGACGTCTGTTGCTTTTTTGAGGCGACGAATGCGCTTAGGGGCTTTGCCCCATTCACGCACATAGTTGCCGCTCATAGAGTCAACAGCGTCCCGAAGAGCACGCCGAGTCTCGTCAAACTCTGCCAGGGTCGACATCAGATGAGCACATTGCGCGGAGTAATCCGACGCAAAATTTCTAAGTGCTTCTGAATAGACCAGGGTAAAGTAATCCTCATTACTAAGAAGGGATAGGTTGGTGGGGAACCCAAAGGGCACGACCTCGCTAAAATCACCAACGTAGGTAATTTCTTGCGTACGGTGACGTAACCTGAGAGTATAACTCGCTGCAGACAAATTGCGCGTCGATGTATCATGACGCGATCCGGGCTGAGCGGGCAACCGACCGGCCTTCTTAAGGGCTCGATAATTCGGGGTTCTCACACCCGAACGAGCAATGGAGCCACCGAAGAACACTTGACTCTGAGAGGAGTCATATTCTGTATCTGTGCCGTAAGTGGTCCACTTATCGTGGATTCTTTGCGACACGGTTATCGGAATTTGTTCAAAGGTTTCTGACCAAGATGTCATGGATTGGCTCCGTAAAAAGGAATTCAAC